AACTCAATCCGGCTTTTCAGCCAATCCTCAACCCGCGCCAGCTTCTCGATCTGTACGGTTGTGAATGACCGCAGTTTGCCGTCAAGAATCGCCTGCTCGATATCACGGTGCGACATTTCACGCGCAAAGTCTGCCCCACGCCTGACAGCGTCATAGATCACCGGATCAAAGTCGCGCTTTAAAAAATCCTTCTCGGCGTTCCAATCGATGTCAAAATGGATGACCTCTTTAACGCACGTCAATCCCTTGCCAACAACGTGGCGTATAACTCGGTCGCGCTGTTCCCACAGGTATTTTGAGGCGCGGGATTTGATCTTTTTTTCTGACGCGTCGTGGTAATTGATAAACCCCTTCCAAGTGCGCATTTGTAAAGTTTTATTTCTTTCGACCGCCGACGAAACATAAATCTTGCCACCCTCTGCAGGAACGTCGTCATCGTCATCCTCTGGTGTTGTGGGTTCTTCTTCCGGCTCGGTTTCCATCGCCTGCGATCCGGCAGGGATCAGGTTCATCGGCAACCATGAGACATCGCCGTTTGGTATATCGTCAAACCCAAGCGCCAGCCGTTCGTTGATCTTATTCATCGGCACGCCCATGCTGAACAGCTTGGATGCAACGTCCACCTTTTCCATCAGGTCAGCTTGAAACGCCGGCACGTTAGTTAGGTCAAACTTGACATACAGGTCAGGCGCAAACGGCTGAACGATCCGCGCATTGAACGATTCCTCAACCTTGCGCAAGACCGGCATGATCCCATACAACCAGAAAATCCGCATCTGACCCATGAATGTCGCATAATTCAGGTCATCGGTAATATTAAACAGCGCCTTCGGCACGCGCCAGATGCCTAAAATCTCCTCGCGCGTATACTTCGACTGCTCGATAAACTCCATGTCCTTGTGCGTTTCGCCTAAAACCGTCGGCTTCAAACCGCCCTCAAAGATCGCAGACTTGAAACTCCGGCTTGCGCCTTTGTGCTGTTTGTCAACGTAGGCGGTCATGCGCTTCCATTGGGCATCTGTTAGGTTGCCGTCTGTGGTCAGCGTCATGCCTAACTTGGCAAAGTTATCAAAGAACGCGCTGTTATAGATCAGCGACTTATAATCAATATCGATCTGCTTCTTGATGGGTGACGTTGGCGCAAGCCCGCGCATATAATTGCTTGGATTGAAGTCCTTGAGCAAAACCACCTGTTCCATCGGATATTCGGTGTGTCCGTTGTACTTCCAGCCGGTGACAAACCCATCCTCGACCTTTTCTTGAAAGCGGTTTGGGTGAAACGTCCACAGCTCGCTCGGAAGGTCTAAGCCCTTTAGCTTTCCAACCGTGACCTCGGCATCCGGCGCGAAGTCTTTAATGATAAACGCTTCCCCGCAGAGCGTGTAAAACCCGACCACAAATTGCAGAAAATCGCTTCCGGTCATCAGGGCATTGGGTTTGTCGAATAGCGCTTTGATCTGCACGGCTTTGGCGCTGGTGTCATCCAGCTCGTCATCGCTTTTGCGGTATACCCTCAAAGGCGCTTGAGGAACGTTGTCCGCGATCGCCTTGACCGCTTTGTAGACGCTTGCCACCTGCGAATAGGCGTCGCCCACGCTGTCGCCATAAAGCACATCATTGAGGTTCTTGCCTGTCACAAACGCCCGCGACCATGACGACGACTTGCCGACAATATAATCAGCAATCTTTGTTATGAGTTTGTCCATTAAACACCCCAGTCCAATTCTCGGATTTTGTAATCTGTCGTATTTATGTCTCCGCAGGCGTAGCGTAAACCGTCGAGAGCGTGATCATTAAATTTCACCGGCTCGTCAAGAACGTTGCCGTCCTTGTCCTCTTTCCACTTGTAAAATTTGATCTCTTTAATGATGTCAACGCTGTCTTTGGTAATGTACAAACTGTGACGCTTGATCTTGTCGATTCCGTTCTTAACACTATTTTTGCCTTTCATACAGGGTTGCGCGTTGAACCCTGCACGTCGCAATTCTTCAATACGTTCCGGATCAGCACAGTCGCATTTGATCTCTGTGGATGCGCCGATCTTTAAATCTTTTAAGCGCTGGATCAGATCGCTGTTTGTCAATTTTGTTTCATACAACAACTGCTGAATGTAAATATATTTCTCGTCGTAAACGCCGACCTTCACCACCGCGGTCGGATTGTTGAAACCAAAATCAATGCCAATAATAATATCGTCAACGAAATCAGGAAACTCATCGCATAACCGCCAATTCGTATATATGGTTGACTTGCTCTGCCCCTTCTCGCCTAATCCGTAAATGCGCCAATAGTTCTCATCAACCTCTTTTAAATATTCGATTTCCTGCTTAACGCTGTCCGGCAGGAACGGATTGTCAAGGTACGTTGACTTGATAAACGTGCAATCCGGTCGCGTTAAAATCTTGTCATATATCCAATGAAACTCATCGGACGGATTGTAATCCAAGAACGCCTGACCGGTCGTCCGCATGATCAACTGCTGGTAATCCTCAAACGTAAACTCGTTCGCCTCGTTCATCCAGAGATAATCGCGCTTCGTTCCGCGCTTTTTCTGTGGCTGGTCTAAGGACACAAACTCGACAAGGTTGCCGTTTAAGATGTATGTGTTCTCTGACCGGTTGTGACACGTTTCGTCATACAATCCCAACCCTGTGAGGATCTCGAAAAAATCACGCATCACGGATGCCTTTAAGGACGGCATCGTTTTCCGGCAGATCGTCAAGACCTTGCCTGTTTCACCCAACAACCTGACAATGAACAATTGCGCAATGCTGTATGTCTTACTCGACCGCGACCCGCCCTGATTCACCACCAGCCGTGTGGTCGCCTGTTGATTCCGGCGATACACATTCGTCACTTTTAGATTGACCTGATTCGACATATTCAACAACGACCTTTTGGATGCTATCGGTTTTTTGATCGATCTCCTGCTTCGGCTTGCCCTCTAAACGGTCGATAATAGCTGTAAACGCTGATGTGTCGCCATCCTTCACCGCCTTGCGGATCTGTTCGCCAATCATCGCATCAAGCGCCTGCAACCGTGCCGGCTTGCCTTCCAAATCCTTCCAATCGATTTCTTGCGCCAGCAACTGTTTCAGCGTCGTTTTCACGGACAAAGACCCTTTAGGTCGCCCGCGTCCTTCCGGCTGATTCTCGCTTGTGAACTGTGTGGCTTTATTTGGAAAGTCGCCCATATGACCGTTATTTAACCGTTAAATTGAATGGGTGGCAAAGATGCGTTGAAAGAAATTTCATTCGTCATGGATACCAGCGCGGTTCGAAACCGCAATTGCCTTTTGTGTATGCGTCTAATCTTTTCAGATGTTTTTGAAATGAATCCTCAAACCAAACTGACCAAACGCCTAAACCGCGTTCAAACTCCAGATCGTCAAGGTCTGGACTTTTTAATAACGTCCGCAGTTTATATTCACGTTTGGACACGCCATGCGTTCCTGTTATGTGTGTTCCAGATCAATCATCATTTCGTATTCGTCGCGCTCTTGTTTAGTCAAACCACTCCTATGGGCAGATATTAAGTACGCGTCAATATCCGCAGGGTTTAAGGCATCAATCGTTGGTCGCCGTCTTTCGTCCATCTGCCGTAATGACGAATCCGTTGTCTATCCAACTATGAAACACGACAGTATCAAACGCCGGTGGGCGGTGGTGCGCCCCGCAGTTCCGGTCTTAGTTCTTGTTTGACTTATCATGTGCATTTCGTTTTGCGGATCAATGTTTGTGGCACATTGACCGGATTAAAGCCGTTGGTAACTGATAAATACCGTCGGAGATAAAAAAAATAAAAAAGCCCCCGATCCCCACCGACGCGTCGGAATCGAGGGCTAAAACCAAAACAAGGAGAAAAAACCATGTATCAATGAGCAACTACAAAATAGCACTATGTCTAAAAATGTCAACCCACAATTTACAAATGTCTAAAAAATTAAACCTTAATTACCGTTAAATACCAATCAAGGTCTGGTGTGTCGTTGTCCATGCAGTATTGAAACGCCTCGATCGCCTTGCGCCGGATGTACTCGATATTCAGGTGGTCGCCGATCATGGTCTTTTTGAGGGTGTACTCAAGGTAATCAGGGTGGAAAAGGTACTGCTTGGCTGTGGCGTAATGCAGGACGCCGTCGCGGTCTGGAAACACTTGCCCACGCTCGTCAAAATACCGATATCGGGCATAATCTTTGATGGCTTCGCGTATGATCGCGCCGAATAGATAATAATAATTCTGGATCAAAACTTCTGGCGGGTGTACTTCAACGGCATCTGCTGAAAGTACGGCTGTGGGCATCTGCGCATCTCCTTTAGTGTTTTAGACCCATTTATGGGAAGTGGGACAACCGATAAAACTCTGCCACCTTTTCGGCTCAAGGTGTTTTGTTGCCTTCCAGAACGCGATCTCGATCGCCATGCCATCGCTGACACCGTCATCGTCATAAATGACCATGTCATCGCAATCCTTGAGAATCATCAGTCCGGCAACCAGACCGACCCCGCGATCATAGGGGTCGGCGTCATTCAAAAACAACGGAAAATACAAATGGGGCATAATTGGAATATGCCCCATCTGCATCACCTCGCGCGCCAGATCCTTTGCGGTTTCAATATTGGCGTGCGTGTCACCGCGAAACCTGCTCGAAACGAAAACCTTTTTCATTTGCACCCCCTGTGCGATATTATTTGTCGTTGACCAACGCCCAAACAAGCGCGACCACCCACCCGATAAACGTCCAGCCCAACAGCAGATTGAGCGCCAGAATCGCGTCGTAATTCCTGCGCCTCAATCCGTTTGCAATGATCGCCGGCAACAGATAAACTGCCAGCACCATAATTGCGGTTATGAACACACTCATTGATTGCCCCCTTCTGTTTTGGTTGATAGGATATGATTATATTTCGGCAAAAACTTCGATAAAACAAAACCATGTTTTGTTCGCAAATGATCTTCCCATGATTGTCCTCCATTGGGTATTCGATCATAATCAACATAATAAGCATTAGATTCATTACAACACTCATCACACATAAAAAACCATTCTCCGGCTGTGTGTCTTATCCAGCCTAGTAATGTTGATTCTTGCGCTTTACATAATTCGCATTGAGGAAACTGTGTGGGCATATTGCCCCCTTTTGTTTTGGTTTGTTTGTTTTCAGCCATCCGGCTGATGTGATCCTGCCACGCCTTCATTTGTTTCATTTCAACAACATATTTGATTATTTTTGTTTAATTAAAAAAACTTCGGATAACACAAAACCAAAACGCGCAACATGAAAATAAGATCGCGGCCCATACAAATAAAAACTTAATGCTTTCCATTTTTAACCTTTATTTTCTTGTTATCCTAACAGCTCCATATGATACGTAATCAAGATTCCCGTCCATCAAATTCAGCAAAGAATTATGCAAGTGATGGCCAATAGAAACCTCTGTCGATAAAATATAAATCTCTTTGTCCGTTAGCTCCATATTTGGGCGCGGGTCATAAATATCTCCTGATTCAGCCCAGTCTTTAAGCATTTTATCTAAACTTTCCTTAACCTTAATCATCGTCTATCTCCTTCGTTAATTTTTTAATCTCCTCCTGCCACGCCTTCAAAAGATCCTGCGCCCTTCCGTGATCGCAGTCGGTTATCATGTCATGGGTTTGCATAATTTATTCCTTACATTTGCATCCAACAAAAAGGACATTTATGTTCTTTAATAATTAGTTTTTTATCAGAATCATTATCTTCAGGCATAATCTCATATGCAGTTGCTTGTTCTGATTGTTCTGCTTCATAAAATACAATAGCGTGGTCAAACTCTAAAAATCCCCCTGTAAACAAACCACGTATTTCTTCTAGAAAAGTTTTTAGTATTTCAACAAATTCATCAATTAGAGTATTCTTTTGCCTTCCTTGGAATACACCCATCATAATCCAGACTAAAACAAGTACTAACGTGAGTATACCAACCCATATTATTTTCCTTTCATTCCTTCGATTGCTTTCTTTAAATAACATATTTTTGGAATCTTGTATCCTTTGCCCCAAATATGGTCTGGCTCAAAGCCGTACTGATAGTTTGCCTTATCAAGTGTTTCCAGCACATCCTCAATCCGCACAAGACCGAGTTCTTCGGGGTGGGATTGGAAGTAAGATCTTGCAGATTGAGCAAGTCTCACAAAATCACCATGAACAGGCTCACCACCGCTCGGGACTTCCCAATACTTTTGCTCAAGAACCTTTTCCAGCGTCTCCTTCTTCTCATCGAGTTCTTCAAGCTCAACAATGTCATTGTGTTCAACACGACCAGCTTCATTTCCGCATATCAAAATCCTGTATTTCTTCCCCATCCCCATCTCCTTACGTTTTGTTAATGGATTGTTGAGTTAATCCCACCACTTTGCTTTGTGCAGACACAATAATATAAACGACACAATTCCAAGTATCGCTCCAAACGTCTGTATAAAATCTTTAAAAGCTTCCATCAGCCCACCTCACATTTAATCAGTTAAAGGATTGTTGAGTTGTCGCCATAAAAACAATAATTGCACTCGGAAACGGTGCCGAACCCTTACTGTTGCCAAACTTTAGTCTGCCTTTAATGAACCTAATCTCTGTTGCTTTCATAATATAATCATGCCAATATCTAGTGTCTGTTCTACTAGGAATAAGCATAACAATAGTCTTTCCTTTTATCCATTCTTCATATGCCTTCTTACACCAGTCTTTAATTTGTGAGTATGGAGGATTAACAAAAGTAACAGATCCCCATTCTCTATCAAGACCACCTTCGCCATGTAGAGGACAGGGATCATCGTTAAACCCAAACTCAGCATCTAACGCCTCATATACATCTGCTGGAGTTGACCAATTATCATGCGCCGACGAAAACAACACTCGATTAATCACTCCCCCACCTCACATTTAATAGGTTTAGCGTTGGAGATTGCTTTGATAATTCTTCTGCAAGTATCACAGTATCCGCACCCACAGGCATCACACGTTATTTTGTTCAACTCATCCTCATCCACCACCAGAGCGTCAGCTATGCGCTGGGCGAGGTCGTCAACCATTTGTTCTTCCTTCCTCTGGCGTGCCTCGATAATTGTAATCGTTGTTTCAAAATCGGAGATTTTAGCATTTGAAACTGTTTGAATTTTACTGTAATTATCAACAGTAATTTGATAACCTTTCGCATCCAACCATTTCTCAATAATCTTCTTAATCCCATCCTTGAGTTCAGTCATTTCCCACCGCCTTTCATAGCCGAGAGGATGGCGTCACGGCAGGCGTTCCAGCCATAAACATAATTAGAATCACAATTACTGTTTTGGTCATACTCTTCTCCAAACTGCTTATTATCTGGAATCATCCCTGCGAAAGCGAGGGTACATTGGTCGATAAGGTCATTTCTAGACGTAGCCATTAAATGCGAATCTCCAGCCAACCCTTCGAGTTCTTGTTCTGAGTATCTCTGAGGAACCTTCCCCGCAATCGCCAGCACAGATTCGGCGAGGTCGAGTAAAGGAATAAATGCGTTTAGTTCTTCCGTTGATAAGAACGCACTATCCTTGACCCTCTTTCTCATCACTCGTATTACAGCAACCGCCGATTTTAACTTACTGTCCATTATTGACCCCTTTCAATAGGTGTAAAATAGGTATAAAATAGGTGTAGGTTATACCTGTTAATTTCGTGATGGGGTTGGTAGGATTAAGAACATCCATTAAGTTGCCCACTCCGCATTGGCAGGTGAACCACGCCACACCCCATCAATATTTAATCCAAAGAACAACCAGAGTTGCCTGCCGACAGGCTAGGTGTTAGTCAGTTCGCCGGCAGACTGTGACCCTTGCCACCTCTGGTTTTGTAATATTTACTATGTATTTTATAATGGCAATCCCTGCAAACGGTTTGTCCATTATCAACGTCATATCTAAGATCTTCACTCTCGTGCCATCCAACCTTGTGGTGTGCTATCAAATAAACTGTTTTTCCAAGAGCGTTTTTGGCCCCGCACTTCTGGCAAATATACTTATCCCGCGTGAATACATCTTTTCTCCACCGTTTATATCTTATCGTTGAATTATATCGTTTTCTGTCTTTACATTTTCCATGAACAAAATTTGGATTTGATTTTCCATGCCTAATAATGCTCCAGTGTTCTGTGAGGCATGAGCGAGAACAATAAAAGTTTTTGTTTTTGTTAATGTAATGATCTGTTCTTTCCACTGTTTTCCCACACAGAGAACACACAACCTCAGTCTTTTTTTCTTTTGACAGATAATAACAATGCACTCCGCAAAACTTTTGATTTTTGTCTAGTGCGTTGTTTGCAATATAAAATTCTTTTTTGCACCATTGACACACTTTTCTTGTGCCTACTTTTTTATGGTTAGCTTTATATATAAAACAGCACTCTCTGGAACAAAACTTTCGCTCATCAAAAGACCCACTTATAAATTCGTTTCCACAGTTCAAACATTTCCATTTTTTCTTGGTGCTTTTATTATGTTTCGATCTGCACTCCATACTGCAATACGTAGTTGGGTGATGTCTTACCATGTATGGTTTTTGGTAAAACTCATTACCACACCACTTACATTTTTTATATGTGCCTTTTTTCATTTTCAATATCCATGCGCTAATTTAAAGACTAGCTCTCGTGTTTCTGAATCCATATCTCGGCCCTCGGGTTTTCTTTATCAATACCATTACAATTAAGTAAAACGCTTTTCACTTGTTGCCAGCAGTCGTCTTTAAGGATCTTGCAATCCACCAGCAAATCCATCACACTTTCAGCTTTGTTGGTTAGGTCGGTCTTTCGGTTGTCCGGCATCCAGAACTCAATCACCACTTGCCAGACGTTTTCATATTGCGCGCTGGTCTGCTCAAACACCTGGACCAGAGCTTGTTTGTGCCAATCAAGATAATCCTTTGATGGAATGTTGATTGTCCGGCCGCGAACCTGAATCTGCTGACGGCTGTTCTTCTTGCTTGGGATTCTGCCTTTGATGATGATGTCTGGTTTCACCTCGCCGCCTTCCGTTTTCTTAAATTGATAACCTCGATAGATTCTTTCCGTCCGCTCACAACGTCTTTATAGTGCTTGGCGTTCTTAGCGATTGTTGCGTATTTCTTATTGAGTTTCTCCTGGGCGTTCATGCGGCAGTCCTCGAAAGCTCAATCCAGTTGTTGTATTTGTCTTTAAGAAGGACATATTCATAAAGCTCAAAATGCCTGCCTTCCCAATCCTGTTCCGTTTTACCCAGCCACCGGGCTATGCCTTTGTACTCGTTTCCGGCCTCACAAATACAGGAAAACGTGAAACGTAATCCGTCATCACGAAGCATTGAAATCAGCCCACCGCCCCGGCAAAACTTGCAATCTGTTCTTTTGACTTCCGTTGTGATGAATTTCTTGGCCTCGTTTGTGATCGTGTGGAGCTTAATCACTTTCAAATCGTCTTTGGCTAAGGCCCGAATCCCAGCCACAATAGCCCCGAACGGATAAAACGTGTCTCTGATCTCCTGCATGAAAATAGTCTTTTTCGATTCAGAAAACGGTTTGTCCTGTAAAATAAACAGCCTTTCGAGTTCTTTTTCAATAATGGCTATCTGCTCATAAGTTAACGGTAGCTTTAAGTAATTCATCTGTTCGCTTCCTTTCTTCTTCGGCTTGTTTGTAGGTTTCCCGGTATTTAAGGTCTTTCTTTTGTTCTTCGGTCATTATCGGAACAATCCTGTTCCAATGCGTGACAAGTGTTTCGGGTGTGAAACAAGACCATCCGTCTTTGGCAAACCAAATATCTCCGCGCTCACAATGGATGGCTAGGATCCTGGCCTTCTCAACTGCGGATTCATACCCATAGTTTTTAATGAGATTTGAAATGATGATGTAATGCTTTTTATCGCACTTAAAAGGCTGTTTTGTTGCTTGTTCGTAGAACCCGGCGAAACTTTCTAAAAACCTTGTTTGGTCTGGTTTGTTTTTTAAAACCTTTAAACCCTTATTTTCATTTACATTTTCATTTACATTTTCATTTTCCATATGTTGTTCATATGTTTTACATATGTTTTTCATATCTTTTTTGGTTTTTCTGTTCTTAGCCCTTGATTCACAATAGGTTCTGCGTTTACTCAAGTGCTCCCTTAGTATTTTGTTGTAAAATCCGTGCTTGTCTTGTGCAAATTTTTTCTCAACTTTTTCTGCATTAAAATCAGCAAGTTTAATCACATTTTCAAACACCGAAGAATCAATGCTTCCTGTCTTAGAATCTGCCTGCTCACACATTAACTCTATATACAAACCTCTTTCAGCATGCGTAAATCCCCTTGTTCCCCACATAAAATCCTGGTAATAAAATAAAAATGCTGGATCCTTGGCCATATTGTCTTTCCCCTTTACAAACTTCTAAGTCTTTTTATCGGTAACCTTCTAAAATCGTATAACGCTGTTAATCCTGAATCCCGGTGTTTAATAAATCCCTGCTTCCAGGGATGGTTTTTCTTTGGCTTATGCCCTTTCATGCTCTGGTCCACCTCATAGCCGGGGTGCGATGCGCTTTTGGGTTTGATGTCATTCCATACCCGCAAGACTTAATAATCCCAGCCTTACTTGCCCTGACAACCACACCACCCCATGCCCTTTTAGATGGAGGGATAGGAACTCCGTGCTGCTCTGCATATCTCCTCACGTCTTCTGCCATAAACGGAAGCGGGTTGAAAAGTAAAAATCTTTGTAAAAACTCGTATGCCATGTCTGCCCAGCCTTCAACCTCATAATTCGCATGATTGACAGCCCTGCGGATTCCGTCATCCCGCCTAATGTCTGCCTCTGTGTCAAAAATTGTCATCTGCATATCAGACCCTTTCAAATTTTGCCCCACAATGAGGCGCAAATGGGCTTAGATTCGATTTTCTTTACCAAATGTATCTGATTACGATATACTTAAAGTTTGTGCCTGAAATCGCTTGATTTTTGACTTTGCTACATTGCATAGGATTTTTCGTATTCTTCCCAGAATGCGGCTGTGCTTATTTCAAAAAAATCACAAATGAAATCGTCAACTGCTTTGAAATACTCCCCAAACTCTGATTTTGTCATTGTGGTTGTGGTCGCTTCTTCGATTGCCTTAAATTGGCCCTTATCAAATACCTTTTCAGAGATAAGGTGTGCTTTAAGGTTCTCATGCAGGGCCTGTTCCGAGAAATGACCCTGATCTTTCAGCCCGGCTTCATGGATAAGCCAATGCAGATAGGTCCAGTATAAAGAATTTTGAGAGAGCGACCGTTCAGATCCCCACTTGACCGTGAGATATTCCCCGGCATTGGGAGACTTCTGATTAAATTGAACCTTAGCCAGAAGCCGCCCTTCTTCGTCGATTTTTGTTGCTAAGACTTTTGCTTTGACCTTCGGCATTAAAAGTCCACACTTTCGGTTGTTTCTTTTTTCTTAGGCTCGAAAACAAAATATGTGATCCCTGGCAGATGGTTTAGCTCAATGAACATCTTGCCATCGTCGTTCTGTCTCAATGTTCCGACTTGCGGCCAGAACGTCTTGGTCTCTCCGTTTTGCTCGTATGTCTTTTTTGAACAAATGTTAAAAAACTTCATTTCACTCTCCGATCTTTTTAACGACTTCATTAAGTTTTTCGCAGAACGCCTTGAGTTCATTCTCAAGAGCGGTAATAAACTTCTCGTCTCTTTCAACCCGGATGATGAACGGCTTGATCGCCGGATAATAACTCACAAAATCCCACCACTTCCGGCCCGTGACATAAAGACCGCCCTGAACCTGTTGGAAATAATCAATGGGGAGTTTGCCGTCAATCAAATATCCAACGTGTGTTGCCATGTTCGGGCATTTGATCTCCATTCCTCCGTCTGTTCCCACCAGACCATCGGGAGAACACCCGGCGTTTCCGTCGTCTGTGACACAAAACCCAACCTTATCAACTTGGCAATCCGTTACGATCTGATAAAGCTGGCGGGCCTCATCTTCCATCTCGACGCCCCTTTGCATCGCACCGTTTTGATATGATTCCTCAATGGTCTTTGAGACCCGTTCGCCAGCTAATTTATACAAATACTTTTCAGCCTGTTTTGACGGTTCACCTTTTGTTGTGATGATCTTGTCAAAGTTAGAGGCTGAAGGAATCCCACACCTTGCCTGAAACCATTCCGGCGTGCCTTGAACGCAATCAATGACCCTCATTACGCCACCGCCTTTTGTTTTTTCTTTGCTTCAAGTGCGGTAATGGCTTTGTTGAAATCAGACGCTTTTAAATCTTCCAGAGCGTCAACTTTCAAATACTTACAGAATCCATCTTCATTTGCTTCCAGTGATATAAGTTGATCTCTCAAGATATGAAGCTGTTTATCGCTGATTGTATCTACATGGTTGTTTGTACTGTCGGCGTCTTTGGTGTCGTCAATACAGAACAGGCCGTTAAGAGCATATTTGCGGGCATAGCTTGATGAAGCACCGGTGATCTGGCTTTCATCCATGCCCTTTTTTGCCTGTGCTTCTCTAGCGTATGCACAAGAAAAGATTCTCTCTTTTCCATCGTTTAAAGAAGCAGTTGCCTTGATGTAATAACGATCTCCAACCAAAATAATTTCATCACTTAAACACACCGTCGTTCCTGTTTCCTTGAGAAGCGGTTTTAACGCTTCAAGAACATCCTCACAGCTTCGGTATCTATAATTACCGAAAGAATTGTGTTGCCCTTTTGGAGCAACCAGGTTTATCTGAATATAATTCAGCTTTTCCTGTAATGTTTGTTCTTTAAAGTTAATCATTTTTATCTCTCCTGTTTTTGATCCCCGCTAGTTAACATTTGCGACGCATTGAGCGTCACCCCAACAATCAATACAAAGTCCGTCGCTGTGAATAATCTGACCGCACTTACAGATTGTTTCCTCGAAACAATGAGAGCATAACGGCCTATTCGGAGTTACATTCTCATCCCAAAAAACTTCTCTTAGTTCCCATCCGCAAATATCGCATCTCATTTTCTGATCCCCATTCTGTAAACACGATTCATCCTGTTTACAAAGCTGCACACATCTGCGTAATTTCCTCTCGCAATTCCAAGAAGTTCGTTGTATGCGCTTTCCTGTTGTTTCAACTCAGCTATATGGTCAAGCGCTTTACAGATTTCACCGCACGCATCGTCAAGAATTTGTCGGTCTGTCATTTTTCACCTCGGTATTTCTTAATGTAGTTTTTTGTTATTTGAGGAATCTCTTTCCCATTGACCACATACGAAATACCGGCGTTGTATGCTATGATCCTGTTTTCAATCGTGTCCGGCTTGCCGTAATGCTTGAGCATTTGAGGGATACGCTTATTTATGTACCAAGAAGCGATATGTTCATTAACATAGACACTCCAAAGGTCATCCATCGTGTACTGCTCTGACTTATGGAAGTTATTCCACTCGGCAAGGCAGATTTTTGTTATTTGAAACAATCCTCTTGAATCGTCTATTTTATTCCACGCCAGAGGATTGCCGTTTGATTCGATCATGGCGATCCGTGACATATTCACTTCTTCGGCGTGTGCGTTAAAACAAAAGAAAAACAGAACCATAAACCAGAATGCAACAACAAAAACATACGTCACCACAAACGACAAATTAAACCATTCTTTTTCTTCTTCCATACCGCTCTCCTTTCCAAAGATGCGTGGGAGACGGAGGGAGAAAATCTTCGAGCCAAGAAGCAACGCCCCCCACGCAAAGAGAAAGCCGTACACGGGCTTTAGGGTGTGAGCGTTCTTTGGAAAACGTGAGGCCCTAAAGTTGTTCCCATGTACGGCTGTTTTTTTAGACTTTAATTTTTTTTCAGCAATAAAAAATCT